GTTTGGATACAGTTGATTACGGGTATGCCTTTACAATACTATCAATTAAATAGTTTTGAGAGTAGAACGGTATGTGAACAGTATAAAGAACAGGCAAAGATCTTGGTGACGAACACCAATATGACTGTCGCCTGCCTAAACGTAAGGATACAAAAATGACGTTTAAATTAAGTGCGAGAAGCGAGGCCAAGCTGGAGGGTTTAGATCCACGGCTTGTTGCGGTTGTCAAATCGGCCATCCACCGAACTAAGATTGATTTCGGCGTGATCTGTGGCATGAGAACTATGGAAGAACAAAAGGCTTTAGTTGCCAAGGGCGCATCGCAAACGATGAAGTCCAAACATCTCCAAGGCTATGCCGTTGATTTAATGGCTTATATTGGTAGCCGTGCGTCTTGGGAATTGAATCTTTATGATGACATTGCTGATGCTATGGCCGAAGCTGCCCGTGAGGTTGATGTTCCTATTCGTTGGGGGGCCGCATGGACAGTGTCAAATATAGCTCAGTTTCAAGGTGGCTCTATGGAAGATGCCATGAACAGTTACATTGACGAACGTAGAACACAAGGCCGTAGACCCTTCATTGACGGCCCACATTTTGAACTGATGGTATAGGAGAAAAACCATGGCACTTACTGGTAAACAACAAAAACTTGACAAGAATAAAGACGGAGAAATCTCTGGCGCAGACTTTCAGATGATGAAGGGTGGCGGCATGGTTAAATCTAAAGGAATGGCTAAAGGTGGCATGGTTAAATCCAAAGGAATGGCTAAAGGCGGCATGGTTAAATCCAAAGGAATGGCTAAAGGCGGCATGGTTAAGCCTAAAGGTATGGCTAAAGGCGGCAAGGTAATGACCAAGGGTTATGCCCGTGGCGGCAAGGTAATGTCTAAGGGTATGGCTAACGGCGGGTTGGTGCAGTTACGTCGTGGAGACGTAAGAGATAATGCAAACAGGGGTAAAACTTATTAATGCCATATCTACAAAGTAACATCCCGCATTTTAAATGTTGGGTGCGGCGTGAGTACACACACAATCATACTGAGTACCACGGAGAATTTTTACATGCGATGGCAATTGCTGTCACCACTATGCCTAACAGGTGTTTAAGCTTCCAAGTTATCTTCACTGGATGTGAGGCCGAGATGGAGGGGGAACCTAATGTTCATGGTGGCGCCATGTGGGCTCGGATGCCTATCACAGCGTTGGTTGCGGATACACCCTATGAGGAGTGGCCTACACCAATGCCTGTGCATGAAGCGCAGCCTTGGGACTGTTCGTCTCACACGCATGCTGTTTACCAAATGGATAGAGCTACACCTTGTCCTTGGCTTGCGAAGGTGGGAAGTGAGTTCTACCCCGCTAAATATATGTTTACTGTTGATTATACGGAAAGTGAGATTGCTGATGACCCAGCGCAACACAAACAAAGTCATGTGCTAGAGTTGTTAGATGCAGGCGAGTACACCGGCAACATTGTAGCATTGCCTAATAACCGTGTTCGTGTCACTCATCCGGCGTGGTTTAATACGGGGGAAGGCGCTCCTGACTTCCGTCCGTCACAGAATATCCACTATTCAAAATCTGATTTAGACTATACGTTAGACGTTAACCGCATCTTTGATAACATATACAACGAGACAGAGGAGACTGAATAATGCCTACAATTATGATAAGTATCCTGCCAGATGGAATGTTGGTGGATAAGATGCAGGGTGGTGAGGACGACAGTTCTCGATGCCCCGTTGCAACGCAGGACCAAGAGGTCAACGATGTAAACAAGATGTATGCTGAGAGTGAAGGCAATTACAGAGAGTCCGTAAGCGAAGAAGCCTGCGGTGTATGCTCCTCGTACAACCAAACCTCTGAAACACTTGAGTGCATAGGCGACGACTCAGGAGAGCTAGGGTATTGCCAGGTATATAAATTTGTTTGTGCAACAGAATATGTTTGTGACAGTTGGTCTCAAGGTGGTCCAATCACAAATGAATCACAAGAAGATTATAAGGACATCCTATAATGGATGTTGTTGACTTCGCAAAACATATGTATAGGTTGTTGGAGAAACGCGAGCTAGAAATGGCCGAGTCTCTTTCCCAAGGCAATGCCAAAGATTGGGAAACTTATAAGATGATGGTGGGAGAGGTACGGGGCCTCTCTTTCGCTAGAGCTGAAATCAGGGCCCTGCTGGAGAAGAACGCAGATTATGTCGAAGAAATTATATCTTCCTGACCATGTCGCGCAGAAAATGAACAAGGATCGCAAGGCTGAAGCCTCTGACGATTCCTCTGTTGAGAGCGCATATGTTGACGCTAGGGTCTTAGACCCTTCCCTTATAGACAAATCTTTAATCGAAAGACTTCCGCAACCAACGGGTTGGCGGATTCTTGTTATGCCGTACCAAGGTAAATCTAAGACTGCTTCTGGTCTTTACATACCTGATGAGGTGCGGGAGCGAGAGTCAGTCGCTACGGTGGTTAGCTACGTTTTACGGTTAGGCCCCCTTGCCTATAAAGATCCTAATAAATTTGGTGCCGACTCCACGCCTTGGTGTGAAGCCGGACAATGGGTTTGCATAGGTCGATACTCCGGCTCCCGTTTTAAGATTGACGGTGGTGAAGTTCGCATCATCAACGACGATGAAGTGATTGCAACACTACTTGACCCAGATGACGTTAAGCACGTTTAGGAAATGGAGAACCAAATGGCTGAAGAACAAGAAGAAATTATTGTAGAGACAGAGGGTGATGAAGAGTCAACGCCTGATAGTAGCTCTGATTATAGTAGCTCTAAACAAAAGGTTGCTGTTTCTAGTGACGACGATGGAGAGTTACAGGATTATAGCAAGAGCGTTCAGAAACGGATTAAGAAGTTAACTGAACGTAATAAGAATGCAGAGCGCGACCGCGAAGAAGCGGTACGGGTAGCGCAGCAACTCTTAAACGAGAACAACCAACTAAAGTCCCGCGTCCAGCAAGTGGATACTGGGTATCTCAGTGAATACGGTAGCCGTTTAGGGCACCAAGAACAGGCTGCAAAGAACGCGTATAAAAGTTCGTATGAAGCGGGAGATTCTGATGGGCTACTGGCCGCTCAAGAACAACTCACTCAAATTGCCGTGGACAAACAAAAGTATTCGGCAGCAAAGCAAAGGGTTGATCAACAGCAAAAGGTGGCTGTTGAGCGTCAACAGGTTGCTCAACAACAGGCCCAGAACCAGCCGGTGCAACAAGCCCCTAGAAAAACAGATCCTAGGGCCGAAGATTGGGCTGAGAAAAACACATGGTTTGGGGAAGATGAGATCATGACCCAAGCTGCGTTTACGTTCCACCGAAGACTGGTAGACCAAGAAGGGTTTGACCCGAACACAGAAGACTACTATAGTGAAATAGATCGTCGGCTTCGAACGGAGTTTCCGCAGAAGTTTTCGACTAAGAGATCGGGAGGAGGTAGTCAGGTCGCATCCGCTGGCAACTCCGCATCCCGCAACAGTAAACAGGGGCGCAGGTCGGTCAAGCTGACGCATTCACAAGTCGCAATAGCGAAGAAGCTCGGTGTCCCTCTTGAACAGTACGCTAAGTATGTGAAGGATTAAGCAATGACAGATACAAGAACCACGCGTAAAAGCGTATCACGCGAAACAGAAACGCGCAGAAAACCCTGGGCACCGCCCAGTCACCTTGAAGCACCAGAACCTCCAGCAGGTTATGTGCATCGTTGGATTAGAGTTGCCATGCGTGGTGAGGAGGACAAAATGAATGTCCATGCCAAACTACGAGAAGGATGGGAACCTGTCCGTAAAGACGAGTATCCAGACTATGAAGCCCCAGTCATCGATGATGGCAGGTATCAAGGCGTCATAGGGCAAGGGGGACTGATGTTGTGTCGAATGCCTGTCGAGACCGCCAATGAAAGAGCCGCGTATTACGGGACCCGGACCCGAGAACAGATGGTTGCTGTCGATCAGGACTTAATGAAGGATCAACATCCTTCGATGCCGATTAGTAATAATAGGCAAAGTCGTGTAACTTTCGGAGGATCACCACGAGACTCCGAGTAACTTGAGGTGCTATAATGGCAAATTCTAATGGTTCCTTTGGGTTAAAACCCATTGGTAAGATTGGTCAAGCGACCAACTCGACCGGTATGACTGAGTACAGAATTGCGTCCGACAACAGTAACCCTATCTTCAACGGTATGGCGGTTATCCCGCTTGCTGGTGGTGTGATTGACGATCTACAGGCTGCGGCCGGTGGTAACGTATCAATCGTGGGTGTTTTTGGCGGATGTGAGTATGTCTCTTCGACTACTGGTGAAACGATCTTCGGCAACTATTGGCCTGGATCAGGCGCAGACAGTGACTTCCCTGTCAAAGCCTTTTTGTATGATGACCCGAATCAATTGTTCACAATTGCTACGTCTAACGTAGTAGCTGCGGCCAACACTGAAGCGGAAATTCGTGCTGCCGTGTTTGCAAACATCGCGCTTGCAACAGGCAACAGTGGATCTACTTCTACTGGCATGTCTTCTGCTACAGCGGATCTGAACACAATCGCAACTACCAACACGTTGGCTTTACGGATTATGGGTGTCCAAGATGACCCCGATAATGCTGATTTCACCGCTGCTGGTATTCCACTAATCGTTCGTATAAACAACCACTTCAATGCGCCTACAGGCTCCATTGCTGCTGGCACTGTTTCTACGACCGGCGTATAAGGGGGACTAACATATGGCTATTTCACGCGCACAATTAGCGAAAGAGCTAGAACCAGGTCTCAACGCCTTGTTTGGAATGGAGTATGATCGCTACGAAAATCAACACTCCGAAATCTACAGTACTGAGTCTTCAGATAGAGCTTTTGAGGAAGAAGTTATGCTATCCGGGTTTGGCGCAGCGCCGACTAAATCGGAAGGCTCCGCCGTCAACTTCGACGACGCGGGTGAAGCATTCACTGCTCGGTACAACCACGAAACCATCGCACTTGCGTTCTCAATTACTGAGGAAGCAATCGAGGACAACTTGTATGACCGCCTCGGCAGTCGTTACACACGCGCCCTTGCTCGTTCGATGGCCCACACTAAGCAGGTTAAAGCCGCTGCGGTACTGAACAATGCGTTCACCGCTGGTGCATCTGCTGGCGGAGACGGTGTTGCACTTTGTGACGCTTCACACCCGCTTACAAACGGTGGCACTTTCGCTAACGAACCATCAACTGCTGCTGATCTGAACGAAACTTCCTTGGAAGACGCTTTGATCAACATCGCTGGTTTTGTTGACGAACGTGGTTTGAAAGTCGCTCTACGCGGTTTGAAACTTATTATCCCACGCCAACTGCAATTTGTTGCAGAGCGTTTGATGGTTTCTAACCTCCGCGTCGGAACTTCTGACAACGACACAAACGCAATCCGCTCAATGGGTATGTTGCCTGATGGTTATGCCGTCAACGACTTCCTGACTGATACGGACGCGTTCTTCCTGCTAACCGATGCTCCTCGTGGTCTTATCCACTATGAGCGGATGGCTCTTGCGACTAACATGGAAGCCGACTTCGACACAGGCAACATGCGATTTAAAGCTCGTGAGCGTTATAGCTTTGGCTTTAGTGACCCACGTTGTGTGTTTGGCTCACCTGGAGCGTAAGACACATTACAGTTGTTAGATTGGGGCGGTCTTCGGATCGCCTCTTTCTTTTTGTAAAAACATAATGTATTGTTTGACTATCCCTGACAGTTGCATTGGGCGGCTGACTTAACCCTGACAGGAGATTCTTATGGGTAATTCTACTTTTAGCGGACCAGTGCGTTCGCAAAACGGTTTTCAAGACATAACCACCAGTACAACAACAGGTGAGGTTACTGTTAACTCTACCTACAACAATGATGCAACGATTGGCGGCGATCTTACGGTAGCTGGCTCTGTATTTTCTGGCGGAATGCCTACTTTAGGTGGCCTTACTGTAACGGCCAAAGCCACAGGCGCGACCATTTCATATGTTGCTGGAATTAACATCAACCCGTTCACGGGCGCAGCACAACAGGTTACTACTCTTCCAGCGGCGACAGTCGGTGTTGTGTGTATCCACGCTCAGTCAGTAGACACTACTGGCGGAACCAATTTCTTGAGTTTTGATTGCGCAGGTAGTGATGCTTATGAAACAGGCAGCATTATAGAGAGCCGTACTAGCTCCGCAGTTACGTTTGATGCGTCAACTGCTGGGGAAACTTTGTTGAAGTTTACGCCTGCTAACGCAGCAACGAACTTTATGAGCATTGGCTCTTACATCTACTTCACTTGCACAACCGCAGGTCTGTGGAATGTTTCGTATAACCTTCAAGGTCTTGGCGCAGCTACTACAGGTACGTTTGTTTTCGCAGCCTAATTTTTAATTTGGCGGGGTTAACGCCCCGCCTTCATTTATAGGAGGCCAAAATGGCAGGATCAGACGTAACCCCAGTCATCATCAGCGATGAGGTGGCTTTAGACGCAGACGGAATTTCAGTTGCAACGTCAGTTGGAAACAACGCGGCTCTAGTAATTGGCGGAGCTTTAGCTTCTGGCGGTAGCGTTACAAACGCTTCTGCACGGCAAGTAACAATTTTGTCAGCAGGGAACGATTCTTCGAAATCGTTTAATATAGTTGGCACAGATGTAAATGGTGCGGCACTTACCGAAAACCTCACGGGTGCTAATGCTGGAACAGCAACAAGTACTGGATATTTTAAAACTATTGCCAGTATAACCGCAGTTGGAAATCCAGCCGGTAACGTATCCGCTGGTATAAACGCCAACGCGGCGGGTGTAATTTTTGCGGGGCGCACTCGTTTGCAAGGGTTTTCTTTTTATTCCGGCGGAACTGCTGGAAAAGCTAACCTGCGAAACGGTGGTGTCACAGGAACAGAACTCATACAGTTTCGTTCAATTGGAACTGACAATGCTTCGGATGACCCCTTTATGCCTGATGAGGGTGTTTTATTTAAGGATGGTTGTTACGTTACATTTGTTGTTCCGCAATTCGATTTGATGATGTTCTACCACGCTTAACTTGGAGCGACTTGCTATGGCTGATAAGAAAAAAGTTAATCTCTCAGTTGGTCGTGGCGAGAAATTGTCTGTAAAAAAGGGCGCTGGGCTTACTGCAAAAGGCCGCGCTAAATACAACAAAGCAACAGGTAGCAAACTTAAAGCTCCTGCACCCAACCCTAAGTCTAAGAGCGAAAAAGGTCGTAAGAAATCTTTTTGTGCTAGGTCAAAAGGTTGGACAGGGGAAAGAGGTAAGGCTGCGCGGAAACGTTGGAAGTGTTAAGATATGAAAATTGACCCTAACCAAATCTTTTCTGTTGTAATCCTTGGTGTAGTAAGCTGGGGGGCGATTACTTTGTTTACTATGAACGCGCAAATGGCCGTCGTTGTGTATAAGGTAGATCAAAACTATAACATGATCCAGCCAATGTGGCAGGAGTTTTTACAAAGGAAGGCACGATATGGCAATGTCTCGGGCCCAAATGAGCCAACAGATTTCCAAGCCGCCCTCGGAGAAAAATAATGCCCAAAGACGCATGTTACAAAAAAGTCAAAGCAAGATACAAAGTATTCCCAAGCGCCTACGCAAGCGGGGCTATAGCCAAATGTCGCAAGGTAGGAGCGGCAAACTGGGGAGAATCTTCTAAAAGAAAACGGCCGGTCAAGAAAAAGTTAAAGAACGGTGGTTACATTGCTAACGGATGTGGTTCTGTACAGGAATCTCGTCGTAAAGAAACGAATAATTACTGATGGCTGTTCGTAAAACAAAAGAGGGTGCGGCCCTCAAGCGGTGGTTTAAAGAGGATTGGAAAGATGTCAGTTCTGGAAAGCCTTGCGGCCGCAAGAAAGGTGAGAAAAGAGATACTCCGTATTGCCGGCCAAGTAAAAGAGTAAGCTCTAAAACACCAAAGACAAGCAAAGAAATGACAGCGGCTGAAAAACGTAGTAAGGTACGAGAGAAGAAAAAACTAGGACAGCCTGCTGGTAAACCTCGCAGAGTTTCCGCAGCCAAACGTAAACCGAAGAAGGGGTAACAAATGACGACTTCTGGGACCAGAACATTTAACCTTGATATAGCTGAAGCTATTGAGGAAGCCTATGAGCGGTGTGGTTTAGAGGCGAGAACTGGTTACGAGATCAAGACTGCACGTCGTTCGTTAAACCTTATGTTCGCGGAATGGACTAACCGTGGTTTAAACTTGTGGACCATCAAACAAAAAACATTAGACTTGGCCCAGGCTGTGTCTTCTTACCCTGTTGGAACCTTGACAATAACTGTAGCGTCGAGTGCCTCTTTTGTAGTAGCTGAGACCATCACCGGCGGAACAAGTAGCGCAACAGCTATAATCACAAGCATTGTTTCTAGTACAAGTATTGCAATAACCTACCCTGTTGGAACGTTTGTTGCGGCAGAAAGTATAACGGGAAGTGTTAGCGGCACTGTAACTACGGTGACAACTGCTGTTAGTTTTGCTTTGACTCAAAGTTCTGCGGACATACTAGAAGTAGTAGTCCGTAGAGGTAATACGGATTATGAGCTAGATCGGATCAGT